GATAACTCAAATACGCGATTTAGACGGCACGATAGGCGCAGAAGTCAAAATAGATGCTATATACGCGCCTGTGAGTGGCAGTATTATATTAGGAGCTGTTGCGTGTTCCCTAGAGACGACTGCCCACTTGCAAGCAGTCCAAGTATTTAAAGGGCTGGGGAGGTCAAACCCTAGGTATGATTTTGAGCAGAAAGTGATAGTCGCGAATATTTACAGACTTTTTGGGCATGAGGTTACGTTCCGTGACTCACTGAATGGCAGTGAAAAGAAGTCCTGGGCGCCAGTGAGGGAATGCATAGTAGAACCAGCCAGCATAGAGTTCGAAACCAACTTAGTGCACACCTGGGAGCCACATGAATCAAGCAGACGTGAAGGCAGATCACACGTATTACCGCAGCTGCGTACAATACTTGACGGGCAGATTTTAAATATAAGTATCAGCAAGCCTAACATAAGCCTCATGAAGTGGCAATCGAGAGTAGTGAAGATTAGACCGGTCGTGCGCCTCACTAGGGTCAAAAAACCTGTTGAATTTAAAATAAATACAAGTTTGACCCCTAGGCCGGCGATATTTGCTGCCCGGAGGGTACACAACGCACCAGGCCAGCATTTTCGCATGGACGCAGCGGAGCTACCCCCCCGATTGCCGGAAGGCCCAGTGGTTCAAGCACAGCCGCCGGTAGACCCGGGTGGCGGCGGGGTGGCTGCGGCGTTAGTTTTACCACCGCAGCAGGCCGTGCAGCAGGTTGGTCCTGCGGGTGTGGAATAAAAAAACAAGCCGGTGACAGAAGCCGGCAAATGTATGAATTGTGAGACAGAAGATAGTAGAGCACCAAATACTATACCGATTTCGAGTACGTATAAAGTTTCCGTAGACCCTGGAGTGCTAGACAGAAAAAGTTTTCCTATTCTGGTAATGGGCGAGTCTAGTGGCGAGGAAGGGGTTGAATCATCTGCGCAGGTAAACGCAGAAAAATTAGCTATTTTACGAAACAATTTCATGTATTATAAGGACAAGATTGCCAGGAGCAAACAGTACGAACAGGAGTTTCTCAGAAAGAAGATGTTTTTAAAAGAAAGTAAGAATCTGCAGAGCAAATTCGAAAATAGAGGAGATATAATGATCGGCAAATCCATAATAAGTAGGAAATGTAGCACTAGCAACACTGTAGCAAGTAATGTACAAACTGTAGAGCAGAAAATACTTAATGCAGAAAGCGGTTTACACCGTTTCGGCGCACCTGGTGTGCTAGATAATGATGATGTAGAAGGGGTACATGTAACTATAAACGAATGTAGCTATAGCTCTGATGAAATTAACGAACATGACGAAAAAGTGAGGCGTGATGAACGAAAAATGATACCCAAGTCAATCAATCGACGTTTTGCGAGCTACCCCGTGCCCGCAGCATTGCTGGTAAATGGCTTCGGGAAATACGAGGCTTGTGTCTTCTCAGACGCAGAATATCTTGTAATAGATAGACTGGAAGGGGAGTTTGATGAAATGGACACATGGTACAATTATTACAATACTGGAGTGCAAGCGAGGTTGATTCCTGTGTCGGGTGCAACTTACGTGTACTACAAGGTTGACCAAGTACTGGCGCCCGTAACAAAACAAATATTGGCTGCATTGTCGAGACATTTCATCGAGGACTATACTGGTTACTACAACGACTGGTGTACAGATGACAACGTCTTCCTGCAATTTGGCCGGCGAGCAGGAGAGGTTATGACTCCAGGGGAAGTAACGGATACTGAACTAGAGAATTTGCCAAGGGCGGACATTTCTTCTCTCCATCATACTCATTTCACAGCTCAGGAAGTGTGGGACGTATTGACCAGTGAAGAGCGGAACAGAGCCAGGAAGGCCTGGTCTTTGAAAAAAATTGCTACGACCACCATGATGGGAGGCATGATGTTATGGTGCGCCAGCGTTTCGGACGAAACAGTCGAAAAGGTCGAAAAAGCCGGCTTGTTTTCAGTGGGCTCAGTCCAAGAATTCACTAAACTTGGTAAGTCTATATCAGTGAGGGCTAAGTCATATCAAAATATTGTGGCTTCAGACTTAAGAGATGTGTTTGAACTCGACGTCCTGGTGAACAGGGTAACCGGAGAAGTGGACTGGAGGGCTGAGAAGAAGAACCGGACTGAACCGTGTTTGACGAAAATACCCTACAAGACGGTATATGAGACAGCAAAAAAACTGTTCTCTAAATATGATCCAGACAGAGAAAAATATAGACGTCTGGATTGGAAGAAATACTGGGGAGCGAGATGGCAATGGTCTGCTTCAGGGTCAATACATAGTCAATATGCTGAAGACACGGAAGGGCTGCCTAAAGAGAGGGAGCTGCGCAATAAGTTCATAGCACTAAATATAGCGGAAGATGTGCCAATTGAACATTATTTGAACCGTAGACCCGAGCTACACGCATGGTCTTCTGTGAAGTACGAGTGGGGCAAACAGAGAGCTATATACGGATCGGACATGACCAGTTACGTGTTAACACACTT